CCAACTAAACTTGGTTCAAGCATTAGGAACAGTAGAGTATCGTATTCAACTTTTAGAATTAGATAAACAAACTCTTAAATCACAACTTCAAAAACAAATTGAAGATGAAACCACAATAGCTGAGGAACTTCAAAAAAAGTATGGTGATGGAAATATTGATTTGGAAAAAGGAGAGTTTATCCCGGTCTCATGATTTTGACATTCTTTAAGATATTTATCAACAAACAAACATTAATTTAAAAACAACATGGCAGAAACTTTAGTATCACCAGGTGTATTAGCAAGAGAGAATGACAGTTCATTCGTATCTCAAGGCCCAATAACCGCAGGAGCAGTTATTATAGGTCCAACAGTAAAAGGACCAGTAGAATTACCTACAGCTGTTACTTCATACTCACAGTTTGAGCAAATATTTGGTTCATCATTTCAAAGTGGTAGTCCTGCTCAAACATATTCTTATTTTACCTCAATAGCAGCTTACAACTATTTTAATAATGGTGGAACATCATTATTAGTAGCCCGTGTAGTATCAGGATCTTACACCTCAGCTACATCTAGTATCGGAAATGGTATAGGTGGTGCCGGAGGTGCTTTTTCTTCAGCTTCATTTACAGTACTAAGTGCTTATACAGCTTCTGGAGCTGGACAAACTTTTGGTGGAACAATTAAAATAAGTGTACCAACAAATATTTCTGGTGAAACTGTTAATTATTGGTTGCAACCATCATGGGGTGGATGGCAAGAATATGATGCTGGTTCTAATACTGGATATGTTAGTATGTCATTAACTCCAACAATAGATGAGTGGGGTGCTAAAATGGCAGCATTTATTAATAGTTCTTCTATTAATAGTGTTACAAACGAACTATATCCTTATTTCTCAGCTTCATATAATGCTTCAACAGATCTTCTTACTATACGAAGTAGAGAATCAAGTTCAGCCCCAGCATTAAATGGTACTGAAATTAGATTTGGATATAATGTTAATAGCTATATTTACGCTGGAGCTTCTAATAATGCTTTCTTAACAAGCTCAAGTTTAGGAGGTGGTTCAGTTGGAATATTATCAACTGCTTTTACTTTATCAACACTTTCTGAAGGTATTATAATGAACAGCGACAGTTCTCAAGACTCAGCTGGAGCATTACCAAGTGGATCAACAGATAATATTCGTTATCAAATTACTAGCGCTAATACATCTTCTGGAACATTTGATTTATTAATTCGCAAAGGTGATGACACTACTTTAGAACCAACTGTTTTAGAAACTTGGACTAATTTATCTTTAGATCCATTTTCATCAAACTATGTATCTAAAGTGATAGGTGATCAGTATTATACTTTACAAACTGATTCAAGCACTGGAACAAAATATTTACAATTAACTGGTAATTACGTAAACAAATCAAAATATGTAAGAGTAAGTGCTGTTAATTATACAACTCCAAATTATTTTGATAATAATGGATCATTTAAACCAGCATATACCGCTTCTTTACCTATTAATGCTAGTGGTGCATTTGGTGGAGCTGTTGGAACTATAATGGGTGGAGCTAATTTTTATAATAGTATTAATGGAAGTAATACTCAAGGTTTAGTAGGATCTAATTATAATGATATGATCGCTTTATTAGCTAACCAAGATGATTACAAATATAATGTGATATTAACTCCTGGTTTATATGATGCTGGCTATACTTCTCAAGTAACTCAAATTATAACCAATACTCAAAACAGAGGAGATGCTATTTACGTTATTGACCCAGTAGCTTATGGAGCAGGAAGTGTTACAACAGTTACAACTCAAGCCGCTACTAGAAATACATCATATGCTGCTGAATACTGGCCATGGTGTCAAGTTCAAGACCCAGCTACAGGACAAAACGTTTGGGTACCAGCTTCAACTGTAATAGGTGGAGTATACGCTTACAATGATAGTGTTTCTGAACCATGGTTTGCACCTGCGGGTATAAACAGAGGTGGATTGTCTCAAGTGATTAGAGCTGAAAGACGCTTACCACAAGGTGATAGAGATGTATTATACCAAGGAAAAGTAAATCCAATTGCTACATTCCCTGGAACTGGAGTAGTAGTATACGGACAAAAAACATTACAAACTCAAGCATCAGCTTTAGATCGTGTAAATGTTCGCCGTTTGTTAATTTCTCTTAAGAGCTATATTTCTCAAGTTGCTAATAACTTAGTATTTGAACAAAATACAAACGCTACAAGAAATCAATTCTTAAGCCAAGTTAACCCATACTTAGAAAGTGTTCAACAAAGACAAGGATTGTATGCGTTTAAAGTAATAATGGATGATAGCAATAACACACCAGCTGTAATTGATAGAAACCAATTAGTAGGACAAATTTATTTACAACCTACTAAAACTGCTGAATTTATTTACTTAGATTTCAATGTTACACCAACAGGAGCAACTTTCCCAGCATAAAAATCAATTATATAGATATTTATAATAAATAAAAAGACATGGCAATACTAGACGCAAACGAAATATTTTTCACAGCATTTGAACCAAAACAAGCTAACAGATTCATCCTTTATATGGATGGTGTTCCTAGTTACTTAATTAAAGGAGTAAACGCTGTAACATTAACTCAAGGTGAAGTAACATTAAACCATATTAACGTATATAGAAAAGTTAAAGGTAAAACTACTTGGGGTAATATACAAATGACATTATTTGACCCGATTACACCTTCAGGTGCTCAGTCAGTAATGGAATGGGTTCGCTTACACCATGAATCAGTAACTGGTAGAGATGGATATTCTGATTTCTATAAAAAGGACTTAGTAATAGACGTTTTAGGACCAGTTGGAGATATTGTAGGAGAATGGATTCTTAAAGGCGCATTTATAACAGAAGCTAACTTCGGTGATTACAACTGGGATACAGAAAACCAAGCGGTAAACCTTACAATGACTGTAGCTGTTGATTACTGCGTATTAAACTTCTAATCCAGAAATTACATTTTAAAAGAGCTCGCAAGTTTTGCGAGCTTCTTTTTTCTTTATATATTTATATATGACATTAAAGTTATAACAAATAAAAGATATGGAAAATAAATTTTCAACCCCAACAGAAACTGTTGACTTACCTTCACAAGGTTTAATCTATTCTGAATCATCTCCTTTATCAAGTGGTAAAATTGAAATGAAGTATATGACTGCTCGTGAAGAAGACATACTAACTAACCAAAACTACATTAGTAAAGGTACGGTATTAGATGAGTTAATTAAATCACTTATTGTATCTGACGTAAGTTATGAGGACCTAATAGTAGGCGATAAAAACGCCTTATTAGTAGCAGCTCGCATACTAGGATATGGTAAAGATTATAAATTTGAATGGGATGGTGAGGAATATAATATTGACTTAACTACTATTGAAAATAAACTTATTAACCCAAAACTATTTAAAAAAGGTGTAAATGAATTTAATTTTACTTTACCATCAACAGGAACTGAAATAACATTTAAATTATTAACAGGTGCTGATGAGAAGAAAATTAATGCTGAGTTAGAAGGGTTAAAGAAAATAAACAGAAACGCTTCACCGGAAATATCTACTCGATTAAAATATCTTATTACATCAGTTGGTGGAAATAGAGATCCTAAAGATATTAGAAGTTTTGTTGACCAACAATTGTTGGCTCGTGACTCCAGAGCATTAAGGGAGTATATAAAGGAGGTGCAACCAGACGTAGATCTGACCTTTTTTCCAGAAGGAAGCGATGAGAAAGTCTCAATTCCAGTTGGACTTAGCTTTTTTTGGCCTGACATCTGAGATAATCCCAATAGTTAGATCTAATTTATTTACTCAAATTCATGAAATAGTTTTTCATGGCCAAGGTGGTTATGACTGGGCTACAGTCTATAACATGCCTTCTTGGCTTCGCAAATTTACTTTCCATAAGTTAAAAGAACACTATGAAAAACAAAATGAATCACAAAATGAAGATTTAGGTTCTCAAACTAGTGGTATTAAAGAAGGAAAAGTTGAACTACCATCACACTTTAAAGGTAAACTAGGTAAAGCACCTAAATATTAATTCTTTATTTATTTAATATTTATCATATATACCTAAATTATGGCATTATCTAAAGAAGAAGCAAAAGAATTAGCAGAACAACTGAA